TGCGGCCATGTCAGCATCGAGCGCTTTCTTCTTTGCGTTGATCCATGAATTCAATGCGACGCCAGCTGCGACGATTGCCGCCGTGACCAGGCCGATCGGCCCGAGCGCGGTCTTAAATGCGACTCCGAGAACCTTGACGCCGGCAGCTGCGAGCTTCAGGCCAGCGACCATTCGCGGAAGCATCATGACCATAGGCCCGAGAACGGCCATCAATGCGCCAGCGCCGGCAACGATCTTCGTGATCGTCGAGAAGAGAGCCGGATTTGCTCGCGCCCATTCCGAGATCTTTCCGACGGTGTTTGAAATTGCGGTCGCGAGCGAAACGATTGTCGGAGCAAGCTGCTCACCGATCGTGATTGCGGCAGCCGCCATTTTGTTTTTCGCCATCGTCATTTGATTATTGAATGAGAGCATCTGCTTACTTGAGACTTCTTCGGTTATACCGCCAGCTGCGCGAAGTTCTGTCTCGTATTCTCGAATCGCGCCGGAAGTTCCGACCAAAGTCAGAAGCGCCATTTGTGATTTCTCAGAGAAGCCGAGCGTTGATAATTCAGCTTTTCTCATCTCAGGCGACATCGATCCGAGCCGATCTTCAAGCTGCGCGACAATATCACCCATATTGTTAATATTTCCGTTCGCATCATAAACGGCAATTCCAGCTTCTTTGAATGCTTCTTTATTCTGAAGCGCGGCTTTCTGAAGCTCACGGAGCACGATCGAGAATTGTGTTCCGGCGTCTCGGCCTTTCGTTCCTTGATCGGCGAAGGCCGCGAGAACTGCGACACCTTCTTCGACCTCGATTCCATAAGCTCGCATTGCTGCGCCGGCTTTATTTGTGAGAGCTTCCGAAAACTCCTGAACTTTGGCATTCGCGAGAGTATTTGCTTTAACAAGAACGTCAGAAACGCGAAGCATATTTTCTTGACTTTGCGCGGTGTCGTCGACGGTTAAGCCAAGAGCGCTTTGCGCATCAGTCAAAAGATCCGTCGCTGACGCCAGATCAAATGCGCCGGCCGTTGCAAATGACGTGACCAGCGGCAAAGCTCCGATCGATTCTTCAGCATCGAGACCGGCGGAAGCCAGGAAAAAATAAGCTTCGCCGAGTTCCTTCGCAGCAAACTTTGATTGGCCTGACATTTCAAGCGCGGTCTGTTCCATTTGTCGACGAGTCTCTGCGGAGAGATCGCCCATGATCGACGTCGATTCTGTCATGGCCTGATCGAAGTCGCCGAAAGCTTGAATGGATTTCGCGACACCGGCAACGATCGCGGCGCCAACGATAGTCATCCCAGCGCCGACTTTACGGAACTTGCCGGCTGTCTTCTCGGACATGCCGGCCATCTTCGCTTGATCGGCATTGACCTTCGAGACAGACGAAGACCATTTCTTTGTATCAAGAATTAAACTGCTTACAATTGCGCCGGCGACAAATGCTCCAGCCATTTTCTCTCTCCTTCAATCAATCAAGATCTGAGTCGTCGAGTCTCAGCTTTTGAAGTTCGAAGTCTATTTGCAATAATCGCTGATGAGTCGGCTTGCTGTCAAATGAAGTTGCAATCCGCCGTCCGATTAACGTGTTGTACTCTTCAAGATATTCCTTTTCAATCGCTGCATTATATAACCAGAGTTCATCTCTGAAATCGAGATTCAGAAGCTCTGTCAACGAGAAATTCGGAAACGTAAATAAGATCTTCTTTATGCGCGTGCGCCAATTCTGTTCGAGGATGTTCTTTTTTTCGGTGGGACTCTGGTCGGTTGTTTCGGCTTTTTTTTTATTTTCTGAGATTCAAGAAATTCATTCGTTACGTCTATCTTTCTTCGCGCAATTTTGAAGATGAGCTTATTTAGTGCAAGATGAACTCGTTCATATTCGAATTTTTCAAGAACCTTCGGATCGATATTGAACATGAAAGCCAGATGCGAATAAATCAGTTCATCGATTTTTTCAGCTTCGCCAGCTTTTGACGCTTCGTTCATTTGCGTTTCCCATTCATAATGCTTCCGCATAACTTCGCGAACGAGACGGCGACAAATGAAGGTTATCGGTTCTTTTTTTTCATCAACACGAACTGAAATCGTTATCGGTGGCAAAATGCTCTTTTGATTATCCAGCGTTATCAGATCTTCTGTCATCAATTAGACTCCCCATTTGCAAAGCTGTCCACGCCTGACGGCAGATTGCACAGGATACACCTTGAACTGAACGTTATACATGCGCTGATTCTCGCGGTCATAACCGAGCGTAAAGCTCATGACCGGATGAACATGCCAGAAATAGACCCATTCCGAACGATCGGTCACGAGTTCATTGCAGACGAGAGGACGAATGACGGCCGGAACGCTATTTTCAAAATAGCTGTAACCGGCGCAATTCAAGATGATTAATTCGTCGGCAGATTGCATTTCGAATTTGTTCGGAAAGATTTGTTTCAAGTGCCATCCGTTCAAGCGAGTGAACGGAGCGTCGATCGTGATGACCGTTCCTTTCGAAACGGTGTCGACCGGCGCGTCACCGAACTCTTCTTCGAAAACGTCTGCAACGCCTTCCTCGATGTTAATCTGAAGAGTTCCGAGAGTCGGCCTGACTTCAATATTCTCATGCGGCGAGTCGCTTTTTCGCAGATGCGAAATAAGTAATTTGTTGAGAATACGAAACGATCTTTTTCGTCCGGATTCTCGATCGGTACTGGCGAACCGATTCCGTCAATAATCATGACGGTATATGCTAAAGCAGAAGAGAAGACAGGAAGATCACACTGATTCTCACCGTGAAGATCATTGAAAAATTTATTCGCATCGTCTCGAGCGGTGAAAAAATCCGAATGTCTATTTAATATTTGAATCGGTTTATCCTGGCGATCCGGAAGATCCCCGATGAGATCCGCCGGCGAATTCTCAAGGATGACCGCGATTCGGTCAAGCTGCTCGAGCGCCAGGCCGTTCTTGTTTCGAACCGGTCTATGGCCGACAAAGAAATTGATGTCAAGTGTCCAATACGGTTCGATGACGTTGATCCGGTTCAAGATGAAAGTTGCAATTTCTTTAAGCATGAATCATACTCGCTAAAAATTTTATATATTTATCTTTATACATTGAGAGCTTCGATGACAAGAACTTTCTTCCTGAACCTGGAGTTGTCCAGGCAATGTCCTTTTCTTTGCTCTTATCCAGTTCGTGCCATTTCGCAGCATATTCAATATTGAATCCGAGCCGAACGCCGAGCCTTTGAGTCGGCATGAGTTCGATAAACTGGGACGCTCGGAGATCCCCGACGTCGAACGGCGCTTTCGGAATCTCTTTGATCGCGTCATTTATAATCATCGCAGCAACCTTAAAGCTCGCATCGCCGGCTTTGTCCGGAATTGTCCTCTGAGTGATCCGCGTGAAATCCTTTGCGAATTTCGAGAGATCCATTGAATAACCTGTTTTACTCATGATAAATATATCTTTAAATATTGTGCAGAAAAGTCTTGAACTCTGTCAATCTTTATTATGGAGAACTTAACGTTTTGAATTTCAAGTTTATGATCGTAATAAATCGAAGTGTCATTGTCGATGTCAATATTTACGGCTGACATGACCTCTTCGCCTTCGGCATTTTTCACAAGCTTGTTGATCCAGTTGACTCGCGCCAGGATCTCAACTTCAGTCGGCGGCGTCTTCTCCATGAAATCACCTGGCGGATTCGGAACGAGAAGCTTCACCGTTTCATTCATATAAGCATCGATGACCATTTTTATTCTCCTTTATCTCCTTGCTTCAAATGCGATCGCTTCACGCGAAGTCGGAGTCAGAAAATGCTTGCAGTTCGGATGAAACGGCGGCCAGGCAATAAGCATCGGATAATCCGGATCTTTGCCGCTGATCGAATAGGTCTCGCCTTCGAACTCTTCGCAGATTTCAGTCGTCGTGCCGTGATCTGAGACCTGAACGAGATCATTCCCATATTGATTGCAAGTGTTGACCGTCGCATCACTTTGAGAAAAGCGCATTTCCGTCCGAGCGACGAGCTTCGCATATTTGTCAATCCTATAATATCGATCA